ATCAGCGCGGGCTTGTCGAGCACGCCGAGGATCGTGGTCGCCCCTGGGAGGCGTCCGCCGTCGCTGTGCAGGTATTTGCGCCGCTCGCTCACGATCCACCTCCAATGCTCGCCCTCGCCCTCGCCCTCGCCGATCGCCGCGTCGCCGGCGTCATCGGGCACCCTGCGGAATAATGTGCTGCACATCGTGCCACGGCACCCAGCTCACTCCGTCGAGCGGGCCGCTCTGCCCCTGCTCGTACACCATCTCACGCTGAGCCCTGCCGATGTCGCCCGTCTCGCCGATCACGGTGACCTCGTCGATCTCGATCACCGTGCAGCCCGGCGACATCTCGATCATGCGCCGGAAAATCCCGGACTTGTGGAGCGCACCGTACGACAGAAAAAGATACCGCTGACCTTCAACGAGCATGACTCACCTCCGACGGCGAAGCCCGGGCTCTAGACCGGGCTGCGCGCGCTAGGTTGTCGAGCCACTCACTCGCTGGCGTGCTCCTCCGCCCACACGTCGATCGCGGCCTCCTCGATCTGCCCGCCGTCGTCGGACTCGTCGAGCCCGTAGGCCAGCGCGATCCCCTCGTCACGCTCCTCGGAGTCGATGGCGAAGGCGCACGGGCAGCCGGGCTCGCAGGTGAAGCAACGGCCGCACGCGATGCAGGGCGAGGGCCAGCGGGCGTTTTCGTCGGGATGTGTCGTCATGGTCTTGTCTCCCTTTGCGCCGCACCCCTGCGGCGTGAGATCACTCTACACACACACACCAACACTGTCAAGCCGCGCGTAGCTGCACCGCGCAAGTCGCTGGATCTGCGTGCAGATCAGAGATCATTCGCGGCTAGTTTTCGCGGCACCCCTAGAAGTCCAGATCACCGATCTCCGGCTCCGCAGCCTCGGCCCGCCGCGCTGCTTCCGCGTCCTGACGCGCTTTGATCTCGCGCCAATGGGCGAGGTCGTCGGCGGGATCGGCTGGTGCGGGTTGCCATGGGGGGCGCTGTGATCGCTCTGCCCGAGCTGCGGACTCCTGCATCCAGCCGAAGCGCCGCGAGATCTCCACCCACGGGCGCGTCATGGGGCCCACAAGAGCCGCCGACGCCTTCGGCCAGAGGCTCGCCCACTCGGTGGCCACCCACGCGGGCGATCGGCCAGCACACGCCGCCTGGATTCGCTGGCCAAGGGTCTGGCTTGGCTTGTCCGGATCGGGGAGCTCGAGCACCTCCTCTGCATCCATGCCGCGAACGACGCGGCGGGCCAGCGGCAGCACATCAGGCTCCCTGCTCCACCATTCGGCAGGGACGCGCAACCTATCGTCGCGGACCGGGGCAATAGGTTTCTCGGAACGGGTGTTCTGAATGTCACTGTGACATCCCACGGACGTCCGCGTGACGTCACATGGATCGCTGTCTATGTCTCTGATCTGATCCGGATCCGGATCAGAGACACTAACACTGACAGCATTCCGCGTGATGTCACTGTGACATTCGGAGTCGTCGTTCTGCTTTGTGCGGCGTGCGGCTTGGCGCGCGGCGTCTCGAGCGCGACTGACCGACAGTCGGAACACCTTGTCCCAGCCAACCAGCCGCATCTGGCCATCAAGCAGGCCGGACTCAACGAGCGCCGCCAGCAGCACCGCCGGATCCTTCGCGCCGACCGTGATCGCTAGGACGGCCGGTTTTGCTCGGCTGAGATCGCCATCGGGGTAGTGCCGAGCTGCCCAACGCCACAGCCGGACAGCCACTACCAGGCCATCGAGCCCGGTGATCGCGCCGAGCTCGACGAAGCGGGGATCGTCATCCGCCGGAACAGAGATCCAGAGAGATTCGGCCATGCCGCTACCATAGCGCGCTTGACGCTACGATGGCAACGACATAGGGTTGGCGCATGCCCCGCAAGCAGCAGAACACGCAACTGGATCCCAAGGTGCTCGAGGCCGTCGACGCACTCGCCATTCGCGAGGAGCGCAGCCGGTCGGCCATGATCTCGATCCTGGTGCGCGAGGCACTGGCGGCTCGGGCGCAGAGCGACAAGAAAGAGGGTGACTGATGGCGGCAGATGTTGTTTTTGTGGTTGTGATCCAAACCGACGACGCACCGGACAGGATCGTGGCAATGCAGCTGGAAAGGACCAGCGACGGCTATGTCGTTGACGACACTGACGAGCTGTGGGTGACGCAGGGAACCGGGGTTGCGGTCGCCAAGAGGCTTTTCAATGCGCCTGTGCATGTCGTTTTTGGCGACGAGCGTGGGCCGGGACTTTTGCGCGACTCGCTGCCGGAAGGGGGCAAGCAATGACGACAGAACATCATGACGACGTGACGCGCTGCGATGAGTGCAGTGGGGAATGTGTCGGCGGACGCACCAAGATCGGCGGGTGGATCTACTGCGCGGATTGCGCGGATCGGGAGTGGCGTGCGCGGCGCTGGGAGCGTGAGGCTACGGGGCTGGTGTACAGCGAGAGCACGGGGTACCGCGTGGTGAGGTATGACCGGGATGAAGAGCGGGAGGCGGAATGAGTCTCGACGTGTACCTTGAGGTCCCGCGCGTGTGGGAGGATGGCGAACACCGCTGCAACTGCGAATGGTGCGGCCATGGTGGATCGCGGGAGACGACACAAGTCTTCTGGCGCAACACGACGCACAACCACGGCGCGATCGCCGATGCCCTCGGGTGCTATGATGCTGTGTGGCGCCCGGATGAAAACGGAATCTCAAAGGCGGCGCAGCTGATCGAGCCGTTGCGCGCAGCTGTCGACGAGATCACAGGGAATCACACCGCCTATGTGCATCTCAACCCGCCGAACGGGTGGGGATCGGTCGACAGCTTCACCGGCTTCCTGCGCGCGTACCTCGCGGCGTGCGAGGAGCACCCTGACGCCGATGTGAGGGTGTCCCGATGAGCGGTGACGTCTGCGCACAGTGCGGCAATCTTCTCGGCGAGGTGCGCCATGTCAGCGTGCGGCGCAAGGCTGACGGCAAGCTCGGCACTGTGCAGCTGTGCTCGCTGGCGTGCTTGCGGGTGTGGCCAGCTGGACCGGACAAGGGCGGGAAGGTAGGATCGACGACGTGAGCGACCATGAAAATGGGCCGAAGGTGGAGCGTAAGGCCGACGGCAGGTTTGCCGCTGGCCATGCTCCGCTGAGCAACGGGCGCCCCAAGCTGCCTGACTGGTTCAAAGAGTCCGGCCCCGAGGCGCTGAAGTACCTCTTGGGCGTGGCGCTCGGCACCGAGGACAGCAACCCCAAGCTGCGGCTGCAAGCGGCCGCGCTCGTCGTGGACCGCATCTACGGCAAGGCGCCAGAGACGGTGACGGTCGAGGGGCAACTCGCCGTCGAAAAGATCATCCGCGAGATCGTGACGCCGAAGGCTGAATGAGCACACTGCGGCTGCCGACGCCGGCATGGATGCTGCCGCTGTTGCAGCCGGCTCGCTACAAGGGCGCATTCGGCGGACGCGGCTCGGGCAAATCGTGGGCGTTCGCCGAGCTCATGATCGAGGCGCACGTCGCAGACCCGAACACCTCGAGCGTGTGTGTGCGCGAGGTCCAGGGAACGCTGCGCGAGTCGGTCAAGCGGCTGCTTGAGAGCAAGATCGCCGAGCTCGGCGTCGCCGACTTGTTCGAGATCCAGCAGTCGCAGATTTTGCGGCGCGGCGGCACCGGCAAGATCATCTTCGTCGGCATGCAGGACCACACGGCGTCGTCGATCAAGTCGCTCGAGGGCTTCGATCGCGCATGGGTGGAGGAGGCGCAGACGCTCAGCCAGAAGTCGCTCGACATGCTGCGTCCGACGATTCGCAAGGACGGGAGCGAGCTGTGGTTCTCGTGGAACCCGATGGACGAGAGCGATCCCGTAGACCGACTGCTGCGCGGGCCCGACAAGCCGCCCGACGCCGTCGTCGTCCATGTGAACTACAGCGATAACCCATGGTTTCCCGACGTGCTGCGCCGAGAAATGGAATGGGATCGCTCGCGTGACGCCGACAAATACGCGCACGTCTGGCTTGGCGGCTACGCTGCGGCCAGCGAGTTTCGCGTCTTCCGCAACTGGAGGGTGCAGGACTTCGAGACGCCCGCCGACGCCGTGCATTGGTACGGCCTCGACTTCGGCTTCTCCGTCGACCCTGCGGCCATCGTGCGGTGCCACGCCGTCGGGCGCACGCTCTACGTCGATCACGAGGCGTGGGCGCTCGGCGTGGAAACGGTCGACCTGCCGCAGTTTGCCTTGCAGGTGCCCGATGCCGAGCTGTGGCCCATCACGGCAGACAGCGCACGCCCTGAAAGCATCTCGCACCTGCGCAAGAACGGGCTGCCGAAGGTCGTCGCCAGCGTGAAGGGGCCGGCGTCCGTCGTCGAGGGCATCAAGTGGCTGCAAGGCTACGACATCGTCGTGCATCCGCGCTGCCGGCACATGGCGGACGAGCTCGCTGGCTACCAGTACGCGGCAGACCCGAGCACCGGCCGGCCGACGCCGCATCTGCGCAAGGGACAGGCGGATCATTGCCTGGACGCGCTACGCTACGCCTGCGAGGCCGCTCGGCGTCTGTCGGGGGCCAAGGTGAAGCCGGCGGCGCCGCTTCCGCAGGTTTCGCGCTGGAGCAAGGCGCGCTAGGCTGTGCGCCATGGCGCGTGAATCCAAGGCAGACCGACTCCTCCGCATCCATCGTGAGGCGCTTCAGCGTTTCGGGCGCATCTCGGAGGCCACGCGGGACGACCGACTCCAGAGCCGCGAGGATCGGCGCTTCGTGAGCGTCCCTGGCGCGCAGTGGGAGGGTCCGCTCGAGGCGCAGTTCGCGAACAAGCCGCGCTTTGAGCTCAACAAGATCGCCGGCGCCATCGCTCGCCTCGAGGGCGACCACCGCGCCAACCGCGTCACCGTCGACTTTTTGCCGCGCGACGGCACTCCGCGCAGCGACGTCGCCGACGTGGCCGACGGGCTATTCCGCTCCGACGAGCAGGACAGCAACGCCGACGAGGCCTACGACAACGCTTTCACCGAAGCCGTGTCAGGCGGATTCGGTGCCATCCGCCTGCGCGTCGAGCACGAGGACGACGAGAGCGAGGAAGACGCCGACGACCTGCGCATCCGCATTGAGCCGATCACCGACGCCGACACCAGCGTCTTTTTCGACCTCAACAGCAAGCGCAAAGACAAGAGCGATGCGCGGTTTGCGTTCTTGGTCACGCCGATGACGCACGACGCGTACCTCGACGAATGGGGCGACGACCCCGCGAGTTGGCCCAAGGACGTCCTCGATAACCTGTCGCAGGACTGGTACACGCCCGCCGTCGTCTACGTCGCCGAATACTACGTCGTCGAGAAGGTCAAGGAGCCCTACACCTGCTTCAAGACGCCGCTCGGCGAGGAGATCGAGAAGACCGACGAGGAGCTCGACTACGTCGACGAGGACGAGAGCGAGGACGAGCGTGGCCCGACGTTGCGTGAGCGATTGAAGCTCGAGGGCGCCGTCGAGGTGGATCGCGGCGTTGACCACGTCAAGCGCGTCCACAAGTACATCATGAGCGGACGCGCCGTCCTCGAGGACTGCGGGATCATCGCCGGCAAGCGCATCCCGATTGCGCCTGTCTACGGTAAGCGCGTCTACATCGACAACAAGGAGCGATGGCAGGGACATGTCAGGCTCGCCAAGGACGCGCAGCGCATCGCCAACATGTTGACAAGCAAGCTCGCCGAGATCTCGGCAATGTCGCCCGTCGAGAAGCCCATTTTCGCGCCTGAGCAGATCGACGGCTTTCAGCGGGAGTGGGCCGACGACAACATCGCCAACCATGCCTATCTGCGCGTGAACCCGCTCATGAACAGCGATGGGTCCATGGCTGCCGGTGGGCCGCTCGGCTACACCAAGGCGCCCGCCATCCCGCCCGCGCTCGGCGGCTTGCTTCAGTTCGTGTCGCAGGACATGAAGGACATCCTCGGCAGCGCGCAGGACCAGGAAAAGGTGGTCGCCAACATCAGCGGCAAGGCCGTCGAGATGTTGCAGCAGGGCATGGACCGGCTGACCGCGATCTACCTCGACAACTTCAAGCAGGGCATGAAGTGCGTGGGCGAGATCTGGAAGTCCATGGCGCGCGACGTCTACGTGACGAAGGGGCGCAGGTTGAAGGTCGTCGCCGCCGACGGCACTCGCGCGTCTGTCGTCGTTGGCGCTCCCGGCCTCGACGAAGAAGGCGTGCCGCTCAAGGGTGGGCGCAACAACATCGCCGAAGAGGACCTCGACGTCGTCGTCGACGTTGGGCCCTCGACGGTGACGAAGCGTGCCGCGACGGTGCGCGCACTGACGGGCATGCTCGCCATCATCCCGCAAGACGACGTTGCTACGCGGCAGGTGATCACGGCTGCGGCGCTGGCGAATATGGAAGGCGAGGGCCTCGCCGACATTCAGGACTTTTTCCGTCGTCAGCTCGTCCGCCAAGGCGTGATCAAGCCGACGGAGCAGGAGCAGCAGGAGTTGATGCAGGAGCAGCAGGCCAAGGGCGCGATGCCGCCTGACCCGCAGACGCAGACGCTTCTTGCCATGGCGCAGAAGGAGGCCAATCTCGCCGAGAAGGCCAAGGCCGACACGATGCGCACGCTCGCAGATACGCAACTCACGCAGGCCAAGATCAAGCAGACCGAGGCCAGCACGCTTGCCACGATCGCCAAGGTGGACGCCGAGACGAAGCAGCAAGTTGTCGTCGCGGTGCCGACGCGGTGAAACCGTACCGCTCGCCGATCGTCACCGACTGGCGCGAGGGCTGGTCGAGCACTCGCCGACGTGGCGGGCTACCGACGCCGCTTATCCAGATGATCCCGAGCAACTACACGCCAGCGTCTGACCCCGCGACGCTGGCGAACACGGGCAGCCTCGGCGGAACATGGACGCGTACCTACAGCTACGGTGGTGGCACGGCAGGCTCGTCGTCCGTCGACGCCACCAAGCTCACCGTCGACGCCGGCTCGCTGTTCAACATCATGCACTACAGCGGACTACCATCGACGGGCATCGCGGCGGGAACGTCGTACACGATGGCTGTGCGGATGGGTGTCGTCGTGACGACCGCATACGACTGGGATGTCGTCAGCGAGCTCGAAAACTCGGCGTCTGCCGGTGTGCTCTACGCCTACGGCGGCACGCCGCAGCTTCCGAAGGTCATCGCGCCCGGGAACAAGGTCACCGCGATCGTGCAGTACGACGGCGCGAACGTGATCATCAACGTCGACGGATCGCAAGCATCATCCGTTGGTGCGCCAGCCGTTGGCATCACCGGCGACATCGGACGCCAAGCCATCAACCAGCCGCGCCCACGGCTCGTTCTCTACCGATACGAGGTGTGGGCCAGCGTGGTGCCCATCGCCAGCATCCGCGCCGTCTACGACGCGATATAGGCTGTTTGCCGGCTGTGTCTCGCGGTGCTAGTGTGACGGCACCGCGAACCGCCCCGCGCGATACCTGGGCGAGCAAGGGACAACCAGATGGCAATCGAGGCAGCCGAGGCTACCGAACCGGCAGACGTGCAGGCCGAGGGCGAACAGCCCGCAGAGCAGACCGAGGACGTCACAGAAAAGCCCGCAGAAGAGGCAGCGCCCGAAGAGGCAAAGCCAGACGACGCAGGCCAGCCCGACGACAGCGAGAAGCCGAGCGAGCCGAAGCCCGACGAGAAGCCCGCAGCCCTGACGGTGACGCTCGGCGAGGAGGATCCGCCCCCTCCACCGGACAAGGCAGCCCGAGCGTGGGCGCTGGCCCGGCAAGAGCGGCGAGAGCAGGCGCGGAAAATCCGCGAGCTCGAGGAGCGGCTCGCCGCACAGGCGGCACCGCAGGAGACGGCACCCGTGCTGCCTCCGGAACCCACCCTGAGCGGCTGCGACTACGACGAGGCCCGGCTCAAAGCCGAGCTCGTCCGCTGGATGGAAGCCAAGCGCAAGGTCGATGACCACGCGCAGAAGCTGAAGGCCACACAGGAGCAGCAGGCGAAGGAGTGGGAGGCCACCAAGGCCACGTTCGCGCAGAAGCGGGCCGCTGTACTTCAGCAGGCCCCCGACTACGAGGACGCGGAGATCGAGGTGGCCCGCGAGTTCTCGCAGGTGCAGCAGAGCCTTTTGATGGAGGCCCTCGACAACGCACCGCTCGTCGTCCTCGCCCTGCACCGCAACCCCGAGAAGCTGAAAGAGCTCGCCGCCATCAAGAGCCCTGCCCGATTCACCGCAGCACTCGCCCGACTGGAAGGAAGCATCAAGGTCATGAGCAAGGAACCCCCCAAGGCGAAGGCTGAGAAGAAGATCACCGGCGGCGCCGAATCCTCGTCGTCCGCATCCCTCGAACGCGCCCTGAAGCGTGCCCGCGAAACCGGCGACTACACCGAATACCACCGGATCAAGCGCGCGCACGACGGCGCAAAGAAAGGCTGAACCATGCCCTCGTTCAACAAGTCTGTTGAAGTTTTCTTCGAGAAGCTCCTGAAGGGCTTCGATGACCAGCTCGTCGCCAGCGGTCTCGCGTCCATCGTCACCACCGATCAGGTGCGGATGGCCCGTGCGAACGACGTCTTCTGGAGGCCGAACCCGTACATCGGCGTCAGCTTCAACGGCTCCGACGCGACGTCGAACTTCGGCGCCTACACGCAGATGGCGTCGCCGGCTGCCATCAACACCCGCAAGCACGCGCCCTTCCAGATGAGCGACACCGAGCTGCGTGACGCCCTCCAGGAAGAGCGCCTCGTCCGCGCGATGTCGCAGAAGCTCGCCAGCGACATCAACTACGACGTCCTGAATGCCGCCGTGACCCGTGGCACGCTGTTCGTCAAGCGCTCCGGCGCCGCGTCCGGCTTCGACGACGCCGCGCAGTGCGATGCCATCATGAACGAGCAGGGTGTGCCCGCTCTCGACCGTCGCCTCGTGCTCTCGAGCCGCGACTACAACAGCGCCGCGTCCAACCTCGTCGGCACCGCGCGCAGCCTCGACAACTCGATCAGCTCCGAGGCGCTCCGTCGTGCGTACGTCGGCGACCTCGCGTCGTTCTCGACGTTCAAGCTTGACTACGCGATCAACAAGACCGCCGCTGCTGGTGGTGGCTCGCTCACCGCGTCGACGACCTACACCGCTGGCGGCAGCGGCAACTACCACCTGCCGGCCTCGGTCGACAGCAACGGCGCCAACGTCGACAACCGCGTGCAGACGATCACCATCTCGAGCACGACCAACGTCGCGGCGGGTGACTCGTTCACCATCGCGAACGTGTTCAGCTGCCACCGCGTCACCAAGCAGAGCACCGGCCAGCTGAAGACCTTCAAGGTCATCTCGGTGCCGAGCTCGACGACCCTCGTGATCAGCCCCCCGATCATCAACTCGCAGGGCACCAGCCTCGCCGAGAAGGCGTACGGCAACGTCGTCGTGTCCTCGCAGTCGGGCACCGCCGCGATCGTGTTCCTCAACACGGTCACCGGCCCGGTCAACCCGTTCTTCGTCAAGGACGCCGTCGAGATCTACCCGGGCCGCATCGAGGCGCCGTCCGGTCAGGGCGTCGAGATCATGCGCTCCACGACGGAAACCGGCTTCGAGCTCGTGCTGATGAAGGGCTACGACATCAACACCGGCATGCAGAAGGTCCGCGTCGACACGCTCTACGGCGTGGGTGTCCCGCTGCCCGAGCACTGCGGCGGCATCATGTTCTCGCAGACCTGACCCACTGACCGAGGGCGCCACGTCGGCGCCCTCGGTCCTCCCCTTCCTCTCGTCTCTCAACGCATCGCAGGAGAAAGATCATGGCTGATACCCTTTGCACCCCGCTCGGTCTGTCGTCGGACATCACGGTCCCGGCGTCGTCCAAGCTCGGCGTCTGGTCGCTCGGCGCGTACCAGGTCTTCCAGCAGAACAGCGCCGGCCTGTGGATCCTCATCAAAGATCAGGCCGCGTCGCAGGACCAGTACACGACGTCCGCCGTCTCCGCCTCCACGCTGTTCCGCGTGCAGGCGACCGGTCAGCAGGACGTGTGGGCCTCGGTCGGCACGAATCCGGTCATCCGCAGCGGTCAGCGCATGGCGCAGCCGCTCCAGAAGATCGACCCCACCGCGTTCAGCGCGATCAACGCGACCGCGACGGCGACCATCGCGCAGCTCATGAGCGGCTACATCACCTCGTCGACGGCGGCGGCGGTGGTTGTCACCGCTCCGACGGCTGCCGAGATCGACGCCGCGACCACGCTGGCCGTCGGTGACTCGTTCGATGTCGTGCTCATCAACACCGGCGGCACCAACGCCCTGTCGATCTCGGGCGGCACCGGCAACACCTACCTCGGCACGCTGTCGATCACGGCGGGCGGCATGACCGCGCGCTTCGTGAAGACCGCCGCCGGTGCGTTCACGGTGTTCCGCGTCTGAGTCCACCGGCCCCGCGCCTGCTTCGGTGGGCGCGGGGCTTCTCTGAGGCATCATGCTCCCCACCATCCTCTACAAGAGCCCCGGCCCGTTCACTGGCCCCGTCGTCGAGGGCAAGGCCACGACGTATGCGACGCTCGGCGTTGCGACGGACAACGAGCTGCGCAAGGGTCTGGCCGATGGATGGTCCCTCACCCTCCCCGAAGCGGTCACGCCGCGCGCTGTGGCGCCTGCTGCGCCCCGTGCAGATGACACCCCGCCTCCTGCTCCGCTTCCCGCGCCGGCCCCGCTCCTGAGCGGTCGTGCTGCGCTCGAGGCCGAAGCCGCCGAGCTCGGCATCAAGATCGACGGTCGCTGGTCCGACAAGCGTCTCGCGGCTGAAGTCGCCGCGAAGAAGGGCTGACGATGGGCTACACCAAGCGCGCGTTCGTCATGGCTGCGTTCTCCGAGCTCGGCCTTGCGTCGTCGGAGTTTGACTTGCAGCCCGACCAGATCGCTGCGGCCGGCGACCGCCTCGACGCCATGATGGCCGAGTGGGACGGTCGTGGCATCCATGTCGGCTACCCCATCACATCGCCGACGACGATCGACCTGGACGCGCAGACGAGTGTCCCTGCGTGGGCTAACGAGGCCGTGATCTGCAACCTCGCGATCCGCCTCGCCCCGTCGTACGGCCGCAGCGTCATGGCCGAAACGCGGGCCACGGCGAAGAACGCATACAACACCTGCCTTGCGCGCACGACGTCGCCGCCGCTACGTCGCCTGCCCAACACGCTCCCTGTCGGCGCGGGCAACAAGCCGTGGGAAGGCAACTCCGATCCGTTCTTCGAGGAATCCACGCAGCTTCTCGTCGGCGACGAGGGCGAACTAACTTTCGAGTGAGGTGACACGATGGCCGGCTACACGATCAACCAGCTTCCGACCCTCACCACGGCGTCGTCGAGCGACCTTCTGCCGGTGTTCTCCTCGACGGAGGGCAGCGCGTACAAGATGAGCCTGAACACGCTTCTGACGTGGTTTCAGGGCAACTTCATCTCGCCTGACTTCACCGTCGTCACTTCGGCGCCCTCGTCGACTGGCTTCACCCTCGCGCTCGACGACACGTCGGATAACCTGCTGGTGATCCTGTCGCCCACCGGCACCTTTGCCACCGGCACGATCACGTTGCCGGCCGTGGCCGACCTCGCCGATGGGCAGACCATCATCGTCTGCTGCTCGCAGCGCATCACCGCGCTGACGATCTCTGGCAATGGCGCCACCCTGAGCGGCGACCCCAGCAGCATCGCGGCGGGCGGTTCGTTTGCCATGCGCTACCGGCTGGCCACCACGACGTGGCATTGCGTGAGCGGCGGGGATCGTTACGTCGACCTCGCGATCGAGCGGTACATCCGCGACGAGAACAACGACATTGGCGTGGAGATCGACGCCAACACGGGCGGCGCTCCGGTGACGGCGTGGCTCGGGCTCCAAAACGGCGACGGCACGACGGCAAACATCGTCGCCAAAGGTTCGACGGCGGACATCTCTCTTGACCTTGAGGCCAAGGGGGCAGGCTCCATGACCCTCACGTCGACGACATCGATCACGCTGTCCACGCCGGTGACCGATTTCCAGGGTGGCCGACTCCAGACGCTTTCGCGTATCGACATGACGCCGGTTGCGGTCGCGTCTCTTGGGAGTGCGGCGACTGCTGGATCCGGTTCCCGTCGGTTCGTCAGCGACGCCAACGCCACCACGTTCGCCAGCATTGTTGCGGGCGGCGGCGCGAATCCGGTCCCGGTCTACAGCGACGGAACGAACTGGCGCATCGGCTGAGGAGGCACCTTGCAGGTCCCCATCCTGAGCGGAATCTACGTCGACAACGGGCCTGATTTCCGCATCAGCTACCCGGTGAACATGGTCCCCGTGCCGCTCCCCAACGGAGCGAGCAACGGCTACCTGCGTCCCGCCGAAGGCACCTACGCGCTGGGCAACGGCAGTGGCGCCACGCGCGCGCAGATCAACTGGAACGGCACGCTGTACGCCATCCACGGCACCGACTTTGTGAGCATCGACGTCGACGGCAACGTGCTGGTTCTCGGCACCGTCGCGGCGGGCGGCACGGCGACGATGGACTACGGCTTCGACTACCTCTACATCGCAGCCGGTGACCGCCTCTACCTCTACGACGGGAGCACGCTGACCGAGGTGACCGATCCCGACCTCGGCGCCGTGCTCGACGTGCTCTGGATCGACGGCTACTGGATGACGACGGACGGCGAATACCTCGTCGTCGGCGACCTCACCAACCCGTTTGCCATCAACCCGCTCAAGTACGGCGCTGCTGAGGCGTCGCCCGACCCGATCGTGGGCCTGCTGCGCCTGCGGAACGAGGTGTACGCCGTCGGACGCAACACGATCGAGGTGTTCGACAACGTCGGCGGCACCGGCTTCCCCTTCGCCCGCATTGAAGGCGCGCAGATTCCGAAGGGCGCCGTCGGCACCCATGCAGCGTGCGTGTTCATGGAGGCCGTTGCGTTCCTTGGCGGTGGCGTGAACGAGGCACCGGGCGTCTATGTGGGCAGTGGCGGGGCCACGCAGAAGGTCAGCACCGTCGAGATCGACCGCATCCTCGAGGACTTCACCGAAGCCGAGCTCGCGGACACCGTGCTGGAAGCACGCAATGACCGCGCGCACCAGCATCTCTACGTCCACCTTCCTGATCGCACCCTCGTCTACGACGCCACCGCGTCGCAGGCCCTTGGACAAGCCGTCTGGTTCGTCCTGACGTCGGGTCTGTCTGGCTTCTCGCAGTACCGCATCCAGCACATGACGTGGTGCTACGACCGATGGAACGTCGGCGACCCCACCGACGAGGCGTTTTTTGGCTACCTCGACGCCACCACGGGCCAGCACTGGGGCGATGAAGTGCGATGGGAGTTTGCGACGACGATGCTCTACGCCGAAGGGCGCGGCGCGGTGCTCGATCGGCTTGAACTCGTCGCGCTTCCGGGCTCGAGCGTCCACGGATACGGCACGGAGCCCACGATCTCGACGAGCTACAGCCTCGACGGCGTGACGTGGTCGCGCGACTTCTCGATCTCCGTCGGCGGGACGGGTGATCGGCGCAAGCGGCTGTGCTGGTTCCGGCAGGGCGCGTTCCGCAACCGTCGGATGCAGCGTTTCCAGGGCGATTCGACGTCGCACGTCTCGTTCGCGCGTCTGGAGGCGGCGGTCACGCCGCTGGCATTCTGATGGCGCGCCTCCGCCTGACCCGTGACCAGCTCGCCAAGATCGCGAAGAACGATCCGGAGGCGACAAAGCAGCTTGAGAAGCTGATCGACGAGGTCAACAACGTCTCGTCGATCACGGGTGGCGGTGGTGGCGTCGCAATCTCGGCGGGAACGCAGCTGGCGACGTCCGGCAGCGTCATCCTGAGCAACGCCAACGGGATCACGTTCGGCATGGCTGGCTCCGCGACGGTGACGGCGTCGCACAACGGCCTGACGAGCCAGAGCAACCAGCAGATCACGGCGTTTGCCACCGGCAACACCACGCAGTCGTCGACGGGAACGTTCAACGCGTCGTCGATCGTCGTGCGCGGCGGCGGCGGGGCGTCCGTCGGCGTCAGCAACGGGTCCGTGGTCATCTCGGCGGGCCTCGGCGTGTCGGCAGGCACGCAGGCCGACACCATCAACCGCGTGTCGTTCCGCGACGTCAACGGCGTCAGCTTCGGACTCGACACGGCGGCGTCGCAGATCACGGCGTCACACAACGGCTTGACCTCGCAGAGCAACCAAGCCCTGTCGGCGGCGAATGGCTCGTTCACGTTCCAGACGGCGACATTCGCGAACAGCAACGGGATCAGCTTCTCGACGGGAACGCAGGGCATTTTCGCGTCCCACAACGCGATCACGTCGCAGAGCAACCAAGCCCTCAACGCGCATGCCGTCAGCAACACGACGCAGTCGAGCTCTGGCACGCTGAACGCGACCGCGCTGTCCTTCGCTGGTGCCGGCGTGGCGTCTGTCGGCGTCAGCAACGGCAGCGTGGTGATCTCGGTCCCGTCGGGCGGCGGCGGGCTGACCAACATCAACCTGTCCGCAGGCACGACGAGCAACAACCTCAGCGCCGTCACCTTCGCCAACAGCAACGGGATCACGTTCGGCCTCAACGCGTCGACGATCACCGCTTCGCACAACGGCCTGACGTCGCAGAGCAACCAAGCTGTCAGCGCGGCGAATGGTTCGTCGACGTTCCAGACGCTTTCGCTCGCCAACAGCAACGGTGTGTCATTCTCGACGGGCACGCAGGGCGTTTTCGCGTCGGTGGCGACGTCTCTCACCGCGATCAACCTGTCGGCTGGCACGACGTCGAACAACCTGAGCGCAGTGACGTTCGGCAATGCCAACGGCATCACGTTTGGGCTCAATGCGTCCACCGTGACGGCGTCGCACAATGGTCTGACGTCGCAGAGCAACCAGGCGATCAGCGCCGCGAACGGGTCTTTCACGTTCCAGACGGCCACGTTCGCCAACAGCAACGGAATCAGCTTCTCCACTGGCACGCAGGGGATTTTTGCGTCGCACAACGGCATCACAAGCCAGAGTGAACAGACGCAAAATATCATCCGCGCTGTCGTGGTGCAGGGCAGCGCGGGCGCGGGGTCGACGCAGACGAGCGGAACGCTGGCATTCGAGAATGCGAACGGATTTTCGTGGCACATGGAGACGAACAACAGCGTTCGTCTTTATGCGACGCTGTCGACAAACATGGTGCTCGCTGGCAACACGGCCGGCGAGTCCCTCTACAGCGGAACGCAGCTCAGGATTGCCGGTGGAGCCAACATCACCGTGTCCGGTGGTTCTGCTGCGTCGCGGGTCACGATCATCGGGGCGGCAGGTGGCGTCTCGTTCAGCGCGGGAACGACGTCGAACGTCCTGACGAATGTGACGTTCAGCAACTCCAACGGCGTGTCATTCGGCCTAAATGGCTCGACGATCACCGCGTCACACAACGGCATCACGTCGCAGAGCATCCAAGCCCTGAACGCGCACGCCGTCAGCAACACCACGCAAAGCAGCTCGGGCACGCTGAACGCTACGGCGCTGTCGTTTGCTGGCGCAGGCGTCGCGTCCGTCGGCGTGAGCAACGGCAGCGTCGTAATCAGCGTCCCATCTGGCGGCGGCGGGCTCACGAACGTCAACATCAGCGCCGGCACGACGTCGCAGAACCTCTCCAATCTTGTGTTCAGCAACAGCAACGGCGTGTCGTTCGGGCTGAACGGCTCGACGGTGACGGCGTCGGTGAATGCAGCGGGCGGCGGCGCCACCGTGAGCATGTTCCCTGACATGCCATGGCCGTGGGCGTCGTCGAGCATGTACACCGGCGCATCAACCACCGTCGCTGGCGGTTCGTCGTCGACGTTGTCGTGGTACGTGGCGCCGCTCGTCATCGGTCAGGGCGTCACATTCAACGACGTCAAGGCGATCGTGTCGGTGGCGGCGACAGCGGCAGGCACCGGCAGCGGGTCGCACCGCCACGTGATCGGCATCTACTCACGCAACGCATCGACGCTGTCGCTCGTGACGTCGTTTGCATGGAACGCCGCGCACTCGCAGAACAGCGTCACCGCGCAAACGCTGACGTGGTGGCCGGGCGCGTGGTCCGCGTCGACGACGAACAGCAGCAGCATCAACGGCAACGTCTCGGCGACGATTCAGGGCCTGCACGAGATCCGCCTCAATGCCACGTCGTCGGCCACGTCGCTCAGCGCAGGTGAGTACTTCATCGCGCACGCGTACAACTTCCGGTCTTCGTCGGCGGCGCTGTTCGGCATGGGCTCGGCGTGGCGCTACAGCGTGAGCCAGTTCACCGGCGCCTTTGGCTTCTCCAACACGTCGGGGCCGATTCAGGGCATGCCGTGGAATGGCATCGTCTCGACGGTGTCGACGACGCCGACGCAGTTCGAGTGGGTCGCGCCCGCGTCGATTCACTCGTCCGTCATCACCGGCACCGGTGGAACGTCGCAAAATCAGTGGCCTCTTGTGATCCTGCAATCGGCCACGGCATAAGACACCTATGAACATGGTACCCGTTGACGATGCCGCAGCGCAGATTGCCAAGGACGGCAAGGGGTTTGAGCGCGTCCTTCTGCTCAAGGGCGAGACATACGAGCCTGCCCGTACCGTCGTCATCGCACCCACGCGCGGGATGATCCATCACCGCACGGTGTCGGCGTGGCAGAACATGATCGCGCCGATGAACTCGCAGCGCGCGTTCTTGATGTGCGCTGGCGACGAGGTGGGCAAGGCGTACAACCGGATGATCGAGAACATCCTCGCCGACCCGAATCTGTCGAAGTGGGAATATGTGATGACCGTCGAGGACGACAACATCGTCCCCGCCGACGCGCACATCCGGCTGATCGAATCCATCAAGGGGTTCGATGCGGTGTCGGGCATCTACTTCACCAAGGGCGAGATCAACGCGCCGATGGCCTACGGCGACCCCGACGAGTACGCCCGCACGGGCGCGCTCTCGTTCCGCCCTCGCAGCCCCGACGAAGTGCGCACGGCGCTCATGCAGGGGCGCACGATGCCGGTGTGCGGCATCGCGATGGGCTGCGCGCTGTGGCGCATGGACCTGTTCCGCAGCATCCCCGGCCCCTGGTTTGTCACCGTCGCCGACGTCATGCCCAACGGCTCGGCGGCGGCGTACACGCAGGACCTCTACTTCTGCGAGCGTGCTGTGCGGGCCGGTAAGCGGTTCGCCGTGGACTTCTCGGTCCGCGTGGGGCACCTCGACGTCAACACCGGAGAACTCTACTGATGCCAGACGGAACCGATACCAAGCCGACCGTGGAGGTCATCGACACGCGCACCTTGCGCCTCGACCTCGGCGCGGGCCAGCACCCAAAGGCGGGCTTTCGCGGCGTCGACCTCTACACCGGCGATGAGCGGGTGGACCTGCTCTCGTTCCCGTGGCCGTGGGCGGACGCCAGCGTCGACGAGGCGCGTTCGTCGCACTTCGTCGAGCACATCCCCATGTGCTACGTCGACAAGAAGAACAAGCACCACCACGTCGGCGGACCGGGGCGCAAAGACCTGTTCTTCGCGTTCTTCGACGAGCTCTGGCGCGTGCTCAAGCCCGGTGCGCAGGTGGAGATCGTGGTGCCCTACTGCCAGAGCCGGCGCGCGTTTCAAGACCCCACACACCGGCGATTCATCCCCGAGGAGACGTTCAACTACCTCAACCGCGCATGGCGCGAGGCGAACGGACTGGACCACTACGGGCCGGACTGCGACTTCATCGGCGTGAGCTGCACCAAGATCACCGACCCCGTCGAAGGCTCGCGGCACCCCGAGGTGCAGGCCGACCGCGCACAGGGCCGATGGAACATGGTCAGCGACATCGTCGTGGTGTTGCGGAAGGCATGACGGACGCCGTTGCGCTCCCGTCGTTCGCAGACATCGTCGAGGCGGTGGGCATCGACCTGCCGCAAGACCCCATGCCGGTGTTCCACCACTTCGCACCGGGCATCTACATCCGCGAGGTCCAGCTTGCCGCGTCCCGTGATCCGGGCAAGGTTGCGCTCGTCGTCGGGCGCTCGCACCGTCGAGAGCACCTCAACATCATGCTGCGCGGTCGGCTCACGCTCATGGGCGACGATCACCTCGTCCACCTTGAGGCGCCGCAGATGTTCACTGCGCCACCGGGCCGAAAGGTAGCCCTCGTCCGCGAGGACGTGGCGTGGCTCAACGTCGTCAACACCGACCTGCGTGACGTTGAGGCCATTGAGGCCGAGATGTTCGACGACTCGCCCGCCTACGAGCACCACCACGCGGAACGGCTGCGGCGGGAGACGGCGGCGCACGAGCTCGACCGCGTCGACTTCGTGGCGGCGTGCGCGGAGATGGGCCTTTCCGTCGACGCCGTGCGCGCCCTGTCCGAGATCGACACCGATATGGCCCCGCTGCCCTACGGCTGCCAGAAGGTGAGCGTGCGGCCATCCCCCATCGAGGGGCGCGGCGTGTTCTCGTCGGCGCCCCATGAGGCCGGCGAGGTCATCGGGCTGGGAAGGCTGCCAACGGGCCAGCGGACCCCTCTGGGGCGGTTCACGAACCATTCACGGCACCCGAACGCGGAGTTTGTGCGGCGCGCGGACGGTGCTATTGTTCTGGTCGCCGCACGTCCCATCGCCGGTTGCTTGGGTGGTGGGTACGGCGAGGAAATCACCGCTGACTACCGTCAGGCTGTCGCGGTCAATCTCGGAGGCGGCAAATGAGTGGTGTGGGCATCGGTCTGTCGATCGGCATCGGCGCGCTGACGACGGCGGGCGCTGCCGGCGGCGCCAAGTGGCTGTGGGACAACGTCAACAAGGACGAGCGCGAGGCCGTGGGCAAGGCTGCCGGCCAGCAGGTCAGCGGCGAGGAGGCTGCGCGCAAGGAGATGATCCTTGCGCAGGCCAAGCAGGCGCGGGCTCTCGGCGGCTACCAGGCTGCCGGTGGTGACGCCCTCGCCCAGCAGCGTGCGCTTGCGGGGCTCGACGGCCCCGAGGCACAGCAGGCGGCGATCTCGCAGCTCGAGCAAAGCCCGCAGTTCCAAGCGATGCTTCAGCAGAGCGAAGAAGCCATGCTTGCCAACGCCTCGGCGACGGGCGGACTGCGCGGCGGCAACACGCAGGCGGCGCTTGCCCAGCTTCGCCCCGCGCTTCTGTCGCAGATCATCGAGGCGCAGTATGCGCGTCTCGGCGGCCTCTCGAGCATGGGCTACGGCGCGGCGTCGCAGGTCGGGCAGGGCGCGCTTGGCATCGGCCAGCAGCAGGCTGGTATCCAGCAGAACATCGGCGCCATCCGCGCGGGAAGCACGCTCGGCCAGTCGGCGCTGCTGACGCAGGGTCGACAGCAACTCCTCAACACCGGCGCAAGCCTGATCGGTGGCGGCGCGCAGCTCGCCATGGGCGCCCCGCCCACAGCGTTCGCCGGCATGGGCCAGCAGCCCGCAGCGTCGAGCGGTCCCGCGTCGTACGGCTACGGTGACGTGAGCATGGTGCCGCCGCAGGGGGCCTACTGATGCCGGCGCCCACCGACTTCCTGAGCCCGTTCCTGCAAGTCCAGCAGCCGACGCCGGTGCAGGCGTTCGCTCAGGGCCAGCAGATCGGCACGGGTCTGCTCAACGCGCAGGTGCTCGGTGAGGAGCGCGCCCGTGCTCGCGTCGAGGACCAGCGGGCCGGCGTGCTTTGGGATCAGGCGCAGGCCGACCGCGCGCGCATGCTCGCCGAGAAGGAACAGGCTCGGCTTGCCGCAGAGCAGGCGGCACAGGCGAAGGCACAGGCGGATGCGCAGATCGCGGCGCTCCAGCAGAAGTTCGCCGAGACGCGCGATCCGAACATCGCGATGGCGATCGCTGCGCTGCGCCCCGACCTTGCCGAGCCGATGAAGAAGACCTTTGAGATGGCGACGGCTGCGCAGAAGCAGGACTACGCCGACGCCATGACGACGGTGTACAACCTGCTGGACAACGGCGCGGTGGACCTCGCGAAAGGCGAGCTCGACGCGCGCCGTTTGGCGTTCGAGGAGGCCGGCGACAAGCGTCAGGCCGACGCCATGGCGAACATGATCAAGCGCATCGACCAGAACCCTGTGGCGACGCAGGGCATGGTGGCGATGTGGATCGGCCAGAATGCCCCGCAGGCGTTCGAGGGCAGGCTGAAGGGCGCCACGCTCGGCGCCGACGTCGAGAAGGCGAAGGCTGACGCGGCGAGGGCGCAGCAAGAGGCACAGATCAAGGCCATTGAGGCGCGTTTCGAGGAGCGAAAACAAAAAGCCAGCCTCGCGCAGATCTACGCCAACATCAAACGCGATGCGAAGCGGCTCGAGCTCGACGAGAAGGAACTTGCGCTGAAGACGCTCGAGCGCGAGGACAAGATCCGCGAGAAGGAGACCGGCCCGCTCCCCGAGAACATCAACCGCGAGGTGACCGACCTCGTCATCAAGTCGACGACTGCCGGTGAGACGGCGGGGCAGATGGAGCAACTCGCCAACAAGCTTGCATCGTTCCGGGCCAAGGCGCTCCCCGGTGAGGTGCAAGCGCAGACGGGCTTGACGGGTCGCGTGGTCGGCGCGGCGGGAAGGTTTGTTGGGGCAGAGTCAGACCTTGCCGAGCTTCGTCGCCAGTACGTCGGGATCCAGAACAAGTCGATTGCCGCCGCAAACTCCGGGCAAGGCAGCATGTCGGACGCGGATCGTCGAGCTCTCGGCGCCGACTTCATCGCGAATCCGGATGCCGCCACACCGGAGGCGCTCGCGGCGGACATCGCACGCCGCGCGGCCATCTTGCGTCGGTCCGAGGACCGTGCATCCGCAGCGGCGGAGTTCAAGGTCATCAATCGAGGCAACCAGCGGTCGGCGCAGGACATCGTTCTGTCCGACGGGACAACCGTTCCTGCGGGCACGTCGATGGCCACGTTCGGCACCGCGCACGCCACAGCAAAGGCTGAGCGTCGCGCCGAGGAGCTGGCTGCGCAGGGCATGAAGCCGCAGGAGATTGAGGCGCAGCTTGCGTCGGAGGGCCTCGGCGATGGCTAAGATCGATCTCGCCGCCATCGCTGCACGCGCAGCCGCCAAGCAGGCGCAGGACCCCGAGGTCCGCCGCGCCAACATGCAGGAGGCTGCGCGCACGTCGCAAGCCGAGCTCGACAAGGCCGCGATCGTCGAGGGTATGACCACCGCCGAAAAGGCCGGCGTTGTCGCCTCCGGCGCGCTCAATGCGGCGTCGATGGGCACCGCCGACGAGCTGCGCGGGATCATGGGCGCTGCTGAAGCCGTCCCGCGTGCGGTGATGAACCTCGACCCGTCGATGGTCGCCGAGGGCTACCGCACGGAACGAGACAAGGTCCGCGAGGCGTTGGCGGCCGGCGAGGAGTACGCCGGTGGCCTGCTTGGTGTCGGCGAGGCCATCGGCACCGCTGCCACGGCTGGCCTTGGCGTTACCAGCGCGGCACCGGGCGCTGCGGGCGGCATCCTGCGGGCGGCGGGGCGCCTCGGTGCGCAGGGAGCCATCCAGGGCGGCGTTGAGGGCTTCGCGCGCGGCGAGGGCGTCGAGGGAAGCCTCGAGGGCGCGGCCACAGGTGCGGCCATCGGTGGCGGCATGGGCGCGGTTCTCGGCGGCGTGGGTACCGCCGTGGGCGATGCGAGTGCGCGCGCTGCGGCTGCGGCGTCGGCGAAGGAAGCTGCGGCGAAGTCTGCCGAGCTCGCCAAGCGCGCGAAGGCCGCTGTCGTCTCCGCGCTCAAGAGCGACGACCCCGCGCTTCGGAAGGTCGCGAACGACATCTTTGAGGCCATCCCCGGCGTCAAGGCTGGCAAGGCCGTCGCGGAGTACGTCGACATCATCAACAAGCGCGGCGCGCTCGGCGCCGACGACGTCAAGCGGTTCGAGGAGGCCCTCGCCGCGTTCGAGAAGCCGGCCCCCGCTGCACCCACGCGATGGAGCACGGAGCGCGCGCCGTCGGCCCCTGTGGCGCCGCAGCCAGCGAAGGCCCAGGTCAAGTTCCTGCCGCCCGTCGACGACGTCCCTGTCCCTGCGCGCGCGGTCGCCGCGTCTCCGCAGCCGGTGGCCGTCCCCGGCGCAAAGCCGGCGCCGGTGAAGTTCCTCGCTCCCGTCGACGACGTCCCCGTGGCCCCCAAGCCGGCCCCCATGCCCGAGGCTCCCGCGCCAAAGGCCGCCGTCGTCGAGGCCGCGCCCACCGCACCTGCTGGTCCGCGTCGTCTGTCGGATCAGGATGCGCGCGACGCCGTCCTTGCCGCTGCGCGAGAGCTCGGCACCACCGACACCGCAGCCGTGGCAAGCAAGGCGGGGCTTTCGACCTCGCAGGCGTCCCGCGTGCTTGTCGATGCGTTCAAGGATCCGCGCTTCTCTGGTGAACTGCGCGACATCGCTGCCGCCGCTCGAGCAAAGGCCGCAGCGCCAGCCGTCGCCGCCCCGCCTCCCGCCGATGTGGTCGCTGCGCCGCAGAATGCCGCCATGCGCGACGCCGCCTCCAAGGCCGACCAGCTGCGCACCCTCGCCCCCGACGCCGGCTACAAAGCGGCACAGCTCGCGGCGACGCAGCAGGCCACCAAGTGGCGCGCCATGTTTGACAGCCTGCCCGATGGTCCGTCTCGCGTCGCGTTCATCGCCAAGCTCGTGCAGGACGGTGTTGCCCCCGAGACCGTCCGCAAGCGCCTCGGCATCCACAAGCAGGCGTGGCGCCGCATGTCATTTGACCGCATGCAAAAGGCTGGGTGATCCATGGCCGTTTCGATCGCCACACCGTTCCCGCTGTTCGTCGACGAGGACGGCACGCCGCTCGATCGTGGCTTCGTCTACGTCGGCACGGCAAACCAAGATCCGGCGACGAATCCCGCCAGCGTCTACTGGGATGCCGCGCTGACGGTCCCCGCGTCGCAGCCGATCCGCACGTCGGGCGGCTTCCTCGTCGACGGCAACGGCGCGCCAGGGAACATCTATTGCGCCACCGACTTCTCGATCAGTGTGTGCGACCGCAACAACGCCGAACTGTACAGCGCCGACGCCTACGGAGCACGGTTCCTCGCGGACTCGATTACGTTCGACACCGTCACGGTCAACACGTCGATCGTGCCCGACGCCGCAGCCGGCGCCACCAACGGAAGTGCCACGCTCCCGTGGACGTCGGTGACGACGCGTGATGTGCAGACCCGCACGATGAGCGTGTACCGATCAACACAGCCCGCGTCGTCGTCAGACTTCGTCAAGGCGACGCAGCGCGCGCTCCCGATGCTCCGCATGCGCCAGACGTCGACGACCGCGACGCCGTCGTGGACGAATATCCTCAACTGCGACACGGCGTCGTGTTCGCGGTCTGCGGCCGGCACCTATTCGGTGGCACTGACGGTCCCCGTCGTGGCAACGGCAGACTGCACGGTCAACGTCACCATCAACGGCAGCACCAACGTCATGGCGACGGGCCGCGCGGCGTTCACGTCGACGTCGACGATCGCGGTCTACACGTTCGACAGCGGCGGATCGAATGCCGATCTTGCCTTCTCACTGGTTGTCGACGGGTATCCCGCCGTCGCTGACCCCATCTCCTGAGGTGCATCGTGTCTCTCAACGTTGACGTTCATGTCGGTCTCGGCCCCCTCGACGGGCTGCCCACGCACTACAGCACCACGGCGCTGTCGACGACGGCGACCAAGGTCACGCTGCCCACCGTTCCGGCAGGGCGCGAGCAGGGGTCGTGCATCAAGGTCAAGCTGGTCAACGGCCACGCCACCAACGTCGTCGCATGGACGCTGGTGCGCAAGGACGCATCGGCGCCGACGATCACGGCGGACTACAACGCCACCACCGGCGCCAGCGTCGTCCTGCCGGGCACCGCTGAGATCTTCGTGATCCCTGCGGACAAGGACCTCTACGTCGTTGCGTCGGCGGCGAGCACGTCCGTCAACGCCTCCTCTTTCCTGTTCCTCGGCTGATGCGCGCTGCATTCCTCGCCGTGCTTTGTCTCGTCGCGTTCGTCGCGGCGGATGCAGACGCGCAAAACTGGCGCGCGTCTCGCGGCGTGACGTGGAGCGATGGACAGGGCTGGTCGTCGTCGAAGCCCGGGCGCTCCTGTGGCGATCCGCCCTCGACGTCGCTGTCCGTCTGGCTCGACGCACGCAACATCGACGGGAGCAACAACGCCACGCTCGTCAACAACGACCCGGTCACGACGTGGCAGGACCTCGGGAGCAACAACGACGACCCCACGCAAGGCACCGCGGGCGCGAAGCCGACGTTCATCTCGTCGTGCATCGGCGGCAAGGCGTGCGTGCGTTTCGACGGCGGTGATTCGCTGCGAGCGACGACGGCGAGCAACTTCGCCTTCATGCACGCGGCGGCCGGCTCGACGACGTACGTCCTCGTCAAGCACACGGCGGCGGCAGGCTCGTTCAACGCAATGACGTCGACGGCGGCCATCAGCTCAACGAACGTCGGCATGGTCTTCGTGATGAACGACTCGTCTGTGAACGAGGGTATCCGCACCTACATGGTGAACGGAACGACGTCGTTCACTGCGTCGTCGGTGCTCAACGTCTTCCCCATCAACTTCTGGCACATCGCGACGTCGATCAGCGCAGACACCGGCGGCACCGACCTCGCAAACTACGTCGACGGCACCGTGCGCGGCACGGGCAGCGCGGCCACCTACGTCGGCGGCAATCCGACGACGGCGCTCACCATTGGCGGCGATGGCGCGGGCACGGCTGTCTTTCGCATGACGGGCGACGTCGCGCAGGTGCTCATCTACAGCGGCGCACACGACGCATCGACGCAGGCCACCGTCGAGACGTGGCTCGAGTGCGTCTATGGGGGGACTCCGCAATGAGGCGCTACGTCCGCATCGCTTTGGGGCTCCTCGCGCTCGGCGTCGCCCCCGCCGTCATCCGCGCTCGGCTCGAGGCCGACGGCGTCTCCGCTGAGGACGCGCAGACCGCCGTGCGCCGTGCTCGCCTCGCCGTCGAGCGTGAGCAGGAGCCCGGCCAGCCGGACATCTTCAAGCACCGTCGCGTGCTCACCTGCAACAGCGCCGACCTCGCGACGTGCGGCAGCGTCGTCGCCACCGTGCTCTGTGATGACCTCGCCGACGCCGGCCCCGACCTATCGACATGCACCACGAACGAATCGCAGACGTTCGCCGTCGGCAACAAGGTCTGCAACAGCAGCGACGTCGAGGTGGGGCGCTCATCCGAGCTGGCGTTGCGTGACCGCGACCTTGACGGGCTCAACGCTGCCGAGACGACAGAGCAGGCTGCGGGGCGTTCGTTCCGCGTGCGCACGCTGGCGGGATGGCAGACGTTCCAAGCGAACAACAACCTGAAGAAGTGCCCCGAGGTGACGCCGTGATCGAGCAGATTGCCGTGGGTGTTCTGTCCGCTGCCACCGGCGGCGCTGCTGCATGGGCTGCCCTGCAAGCAAGGGTGCGGCGCCTCGAGGAGATTTGCGCCGAGCTCAAGGTCGAGAAGGCCAGCAAGGAAAGCCTCGACGCCGTGCGCGCCTCCGTCGACAAACTGATCGACGAGATGGACAAGCGGTTCGACCGCCTCGAGAAGCTTCTTCTCACCCTCGCTGGCAAGCCTGAATAGCTGCACGTCGTGTACATGTCGTCGTGACGTGTGCAAAACCCGCCCGTTTTTGAATAGGAGCCCGCATGGAAAGCCTGCTCGCCTTCGCCTCGCCCGACAGCCTCAAGTCGATCATCGTCGTCATGCTCGCGTTGTTCGCAAAGGACTTCGTCGTTGGCGTGCTGCGCGCCTTCAGCAAGCGCATTCGCGGCGACAAAGACCCGAAGAACGACGGGCTCGCCGACGTGGCCGATGCCGCCGCCGACTCGCTCGAGAAGGTGAAGGCCATCCCGCTGAAGAAGTGAGCCCCAGAAAGGCGCACGCCGCCTTGCGGCGGCGTGAACCCGGGGTGAGAGCGCACGGGAGACAAGACCGCGCAAGAGGGAGAGTGCCATGGCGACACGTACGCGTCAAGGAGACCCGAAATGGTCGAGCGTCATGCTCGGCGAGGGTCCCGCCACCATCGGGCAGGCTGGGTGCCTCCTGTGTTGCTACGTCGAGGCCATGGGGCTCCTGCGTGACCTGCCCACGACGCCGCCGATGCTGAACAAGGCCATCCGCGACAAGCGGGGCTTTCTTCACAGCATGCTCATCCAGCCGGTGGCCGCCGAGGTCGCAGGACTGAAGGTGACCGAGAAGGTCGTTGGAGACGCGACGGCGCTGCGCGGTGTCATCGGCGACGCGCTGCGGGCAGGCAAGGCCCTGGTGGCGCACGTCGACCACACCGGCGACGCGTTCGGTGATCATTTCGTGTTGATCCACAGCGAGCACGTCGACGCCAGCGGCAACAAGCGGCTCATCTATGCCGACCCTGCCACGGGGCGTGATGCCGAGCTCGACGCCGTCGACCTGAAGGGCGCCACGGTGTGGGGCACGCGGCCGAAGGTCTATCGCGTCAGGAGCGTGCGCGCGGTGTCGGCTTGAAGGCCAAGAGCGCCAAGCTTGCGAAAAAGGTCCGCGCGCGTCACGCGGTGCCCGAGGTCATCCCGTCACCGGCACGTCGTGGCGTCGAGCATGTGCTCATCTGCAACGACGTCCACGTACCCTACCACGACCCGTTCGCTTGGCGCGCCTTCCTGCTGCGCCTCGCAGACGTCCGCCCCGACCGGCTGATCATCAACGGCGACTTTGCAGACTTCCTCTCCGTCAGCTTGCACGAGGACGGGCAGCCCGCGCCAGCCTTCGCGGCTGAGGTGGAACAGGTGTGTGACGAGCTGGCGAAGCTGCGGCGGATGATGGGGACTCGGCCCATTCACTACTGTGAGGGCAACCACGAGAATCGGTACTCCCGCTACGTCGCGAAAAAGGCGCCGGTGTTGGCGGGTCGAGAATCGTGGCATTCGGCGCTCCGTCTCGCCGATCACGGTATCACGCACAGCCCCTACGGCGTAGTTCACAAGATCGGACACCTCGGCTTCACCCACGGCGTGTTCGCCGGCGACAACTACACCAAGCAACACCTTTTGCGTTACGGCACGTCGCTCATGATTGGCCACTGTCACCGTGCGCAGGTCTACACCGTGCCCGTGGCGGGGCCCGACGGCAGCCAGCACGCTCGAGGATGCTGGGGTGTGCCGTGCCTCGCCCCCGTCGACGAGTGCAGCTACATCAAGGGTCCCACGGGCTGGACGCAAGGCCACGGCGAGGCGTGGATCGAGACGGCCACCGGACGCTTTTCGGCTGAAGTCATCGTGTACACCGGCCAGCGTTTCTACATGGACGGCAAAGTCTACGACGGGAGGGCGTGACCATGGACCTGATCGACTTGTTCGTTCTGCTCGTCGAATGCGTCGTCGTCGGCATGGGCATGGCCATTGGTGATTGGCTCGTGAAGCTTGTCGCCGTGCGGTTGCTCAACAGCGAACAGCACGCGCTCCACGACGTCGAGGACGACGACGAGGAGGAGACGAGCAAGAAGAAGCGGCGACGCGCGGCACAGCGTCCCGAGGGGCTTCGCTACTCACCAGGGCTTCGCGCTTGGGTCCGCCGCTGAGCCTCCACCACGAGGACATCGCGGGGCGCATCACGGCTGCGGATCTTGCTCGCTTGCTGGGCTGACACCCAAGACGGCACGCGCCCTGCGAAGCTGCGCCTCGGCATCTTGGGCGCGTCGGCGCCACTCTGCGGCGTAGTCGCGCAGGTCGTCGATTGTTGTCACCAGCATGCAAATGCGATCGCGCGCGCGCTTCAGGTGGTAGCGGGCCTCCTTCACCGTCATCTCGTCGACGTTCGCGGTCGCGACGTAGGCTGTCGTGCTGCTCATGCCTCACCCCTGAACTGCTGAAACAACGGCTTGTCCGGCCTCGACCGGAAGGCCGCCTCATGGAGCCCATGTGCCAGCGACTCAGCCGCCGCCCACGCGCGTTGCTGCTCGTGCGCGGCCCTGCGGGTGGCCAGCAGTTCAGACGCGGCCTCGGTGGCGTCTACGTCGTCCAGGCGGCCAAGGCGGGCGAGGGCGCGGCGGGCGCGGTCGGTGAGTTTGCGCATGGCCCATCGTAGCGCGGTCATGGCTTCTCCTTTGGGATGACGTCGACGGGGATCGACCATGCGCTGGCGGGGCCTTCCCCGAGGCGCCGCATGACCCCGTCCCAACGCTCAATCATGCGGTCCCTGTCGGCCTGCCGCTGCTTCTCGGCCTCCATGTACTTCAACAACTCGGCGCGCAGCCATTTGTTTTCATCGCGCAGCGCCCCGATGTCCTCGGCGACCTTGCGCAAGTAGTCGACCTCTGACGCGAGGTCAGCGTGCCTCTTGCGCCATGTCTCCTTGTGCTGCTCCAGCACCTTGCGGGACACCCACTCCTCACGCTCTGTGTCCGTCATGCCGTGTGCCAAGAGCGCCAAGGCACTGTGCAAGTGCTTCACGGTCGCAGCGCGCGTCATCGACGCGTCATCCATCTTCTTGCGGCACAGGTCGCAGACAACAACGTAGTCGTCGTCCGCCACACTGTCGGTGATTCCACCGCACTCCTGACAGAGAAAGCTTGTCATCGGCACACCCTCCGGCCACACGTCGCGCCGTCGACGGCACGCCGCCCACAGGGGCACACCCGCTCACGGCGCTTCGCATTGGCGCGGTCCTTTGACGCGTCACGCATGCACGCCTCACATGTCGTCTTGCGCTGCTCGTAGCGGGCGCTGGTGAGGTAGCCGCCGCACGCGCGACACTTCACGTCGGGCAGCGCAACCACCGGCAACAGCTCGTCATCGAGGCACCGCACCACGGGATTCTTCTCCCGTGGCGTGCGGGAATCGTCGTCGACGACGCCCATGGCGAAAAGAAGGGCGCTCATCGCTGCACCTCCACGGCTTCGGCGAGCTCGTCCCCGAACACCTCGAGCAGCGCGTCGCACGTCGCCAGTGACGGGATGTGCTGCTCATGCTCGAGCATCGAGATGAACTGCGCCGTTCGGCCAATCTGGTCCCCGAGGGCGCGCAGCGACAGCCCGTGAGCCTCACGCAGCGCGCGAAGCTTGCCGCCGTCGAGACGCACCGTGTAGGGCGCGATGGGCGGGCCGTCGTGCTGGCGGCCCTTGTAGCTACGGGAGATCACGGATCACCTCCAACGCCTCGTCGACGGAGCGCACCACGAACACGGGCAGATGCCGGTAGGACTCATGCCACCGCTCCTGCTGCGGCGTGAGGCGTTGCGCGCTGGCGGGCTTGTCGCCGTCCTTCACCTCGAGCATGCAGAACCGCGCGGGCCTGCTGATCGTCGACGGCACGCCCACGAGCAGATCGGGCACGCCGTCTCCCTGGGTGATCTGCTGCACGCGGCACCCTGCGGCCCGTAGCGCGTCGACGATCGCGCGCTCGTTGTCGTCTCGCTTTGCCGCTCTCACTGTGCAGCCCCGAACATGTCCGGCTGCCGTTCGCTGCCGTGCGCCACGGATTCGAGGTTGCGCGCGGCCTGCTCGTAGTAGCTGCGCTTGAGCTCGGCACCGACGAACTTGCGTCCCATCTGAAGGGAAACGTATCCCTCGCTGCCGATGCCGGCGAACGGAGACAGCACGACGTCGCCGGGGTTCGTCCACAGCTTGACCGCGCGGCGGATGACGCCAAGCTGAAGCGGGCAGATGTGCTTCTCGTCGTCGTTCTCGCGGGCGCTCCGGTATTGCAGCGTGTCGGACTGGTCGATGTCCATCCACACCGGCGACGCGTACTGCTGCCACATCTGCACGGGCATGTCGTCGTCCTTGCCGGTGTGCGTGACGGGCTCAGGGTTGTCGCCGGGCTTGCGCATCGTCACGAGGTAGTCGGGGATCCCCTGGCGCGACATGGCGCTGTCTTTTTTGATCTGCTTGTGCAGCAGGCCGAGGGCCTTCGTCCGCTGCATGGCGGTGACGGGATCCTTCCAGATGACAACCTCGCTATGGAAGATCCACCCGACCTCCTGAAACGCGCGGATGAGCTGGCCGCGAAAGTCGGTCAGACCGATGTAGCCGTCACGCGCCTTCGACGTCGGCAGGAGCATGCAGTGGAACGACAGCAGTCGGCCGGGCTTGATGACGCGGTAGAGCTCGGGCACGAGATACCGGAACTGCCCGAAGAACTCCTCGTGATTGGCGCAGTTGCCCATGTCGCGCGGGCTCGCGCTGTACGTGTACAAGCTCGCGAACGGCGGCGAGAAGATGGAATAGTGCGCACTGTTGTCGGGCATGCCGCGCAACACGTCGACGCAGTCGGCGTTGTAGATGGCGAAGTTGTCGCGAACCGTCTCGTTGATCACGCTCATATCACACCCCTTCCGAAGTCAGCCACGACGGAATCGTCATGGGCTTGTTTGCATCGTACGCATTCCACTCGCGAGCCGAAGCGCCCTGCACCTCGGCGCGCACGCTATCGAGCACCTGCGCTGCCATCTCGGCGCCGAGACGCGCAGCCTCGGCCTCCTTGCGCCGATAGTTGTCGATGACGAGCTGTTCCGTCTCGGCGCGGATGATGTGGACGTCGACCGGGCTCGACTGCCCGAATCGCCAGCAACGGCGGATGGCCTGGTAGGTCTGCTCGTAGCTGTGCGACGCGCCGACAAAGATCATGCGGGCGCAGTGCTGCCAGTTCAGGCCGAACCCCGCGATTGACGGCTTCGTCACAATCACACGCGACCCGCCACCGGAGAACTGACGCAACTTCTCCTGCTTCTCGTCGAGGTCATCGCTTCCGGTCACCTCGACTGCGCCATCGATCGCATCGGCCAGTGCGGTGCTTTCGTCGTTCATCTCGCACCAGACGATGCACGGGCCACCGCTGGCGGCGAGCTCGGCAGCAACCTTGACGCGACCATCCATCGTGGCGCGCCGCGTGGCGCGCTGGTCCGACAGTGTCGTGGCATTGACGGCGAACAACATGCCCGCCTTGTGTGCCGCCGTGTGGTCGACAGGGATGACGTGCTCATGGAACCGCAGCGGCGGGAGCGCGTAGGCCCCGTCGTCGTAGCCGAGGTCGGACGGCTTGCGCACCACGGCTCCCCACGTCGCGACCCATCGCCAGAAGCTCTTGATGGCGTGGCCCTTCAACCGCCAATCCTGCGTCGTGTCCATGTCGTGGACGAAGTATTCCGCGAGCATCTCGACGCGCGTCTTGACGCCGAGGAATTCGGAATGGTTGCCCAGCTCGGTGAAGTCGTTCGGTGCCGGCGTCGCAGTCGCAGCCAGGCGGAACGGCGTATCGCGGAAACCTGTGATGATGGCGTTGCGTGTGCTGCCGTTGAACGCCTTCATGATGCTGCTCTCGTCGAGCACGACGCCGACGAACGCGGACAGGTCGAATGCGTCCATCATCTCGTAGTTGGCGACGGTGATGGCGTCTCCCTCGTCCTTGCGCCGGTATGCGCACTTCGCACCGAAGCGCGCAGCCTCGGCCACGGTCTGCTGTGCGACGGCAAGCGGTGCGAGGATGAGAACGCGACCGTGCCGAGCGACGTGACGCGCCCACTCGATCTGCATCGCGGTCTTACCGAGGCCAGTATCTGCGAAGATTGCGGCGCGGCCCTTGCGGAGTGCCCATCGCACCAGGTCGCGCTGGTGCGGAAAGAGGTGGTCGGCAACGTCGGCATCGTCGATCCCCGGGAACACGCGCACGTCTGCCTTGCGTGTGATGAATTCGTCATACGTCGTCGTCGTCATGTCTCACCCCTTCGGCGCAGCCTCGCCATTCTCTCGATCACCCGCTCCATCCGCTCGATGATGTCGCTCACATCTCCTCCTCTTCATAGCGCCGCACTCTGTCGGCGGTGTCGTCGCTGCGCCACGCCCACAGCATGAGCGCGGCACCTGCGACCACCAGCAGGATCCACGTCATCGCGCACCGTCCACGAGCCAGTTCATCATTTCCACGGCTCTCTTTTGAGAGGGGAAGCCATCACAGGAGAGCAGGGACACGAAGAACCAAAACTCGCCCAGCATCATCGGGTCGGTGGCGGCAACGCGAAACGTGAAGGGCTCATGGGTGACGCATCTGTCATCCAACGCAGGTTCTGCGGCGTACCTGATCGTGCCGTTCGGCGTCACGCACGACACTACGTCGCCCTTCCTTGGCTTGTTCGTTTTCATCGCGTCTCCTCCGCTTCGTTCTTGCGTTCCTCGGCGTCGAGTTCGCTGCGGACGCGGTTTCGTACGCTTTGCGGCATCGTTAGCCACAAGGACACAAAGGCCTCGACGGCGATCGTCTCGGCGTTGCGCATGTCGTCCGCCGCCTGCTTTTGCCTCTCGACGGCTTCCTTGAGTGCGCTGTTGGCGTCGTCGAGCTTGCCACGGATCGCCACGATCACGGCTGCATGGTTTGGAACAGTCATCGCGTCGCCTCGTCGGTGCGACGGGCGAGCGCGGCGTGCTGCTGCTGCCACCACGCGATCACCCGCTCGGCGCCCTCGAGCGCGGCGTTCAGCTTCGCGATCTCCTCGTCCCGCGCGCGCACCTCGCTACGCAGCAGGTCGACCAGCTCGGCATGCTCGGCGCCGACACGCACGGCGACCTCGGCCATGTCCTCGGCGTCCTTGTGGATGCGCGCCAGGTAGCGGTACATCGTCTCTGCGATTCCGTCCTTGCCGCTCACTTCGCACCGCCCTTCTTGATGAACTTGCCCTGCGCGTCGAGCGCATACGCCACACCGGCCTCAATGCCGTCCTCGCCGACGTAGCCGATGACGTCGCGGTACCGCGAGCCGTCCCAGCGGCGGATCCGAATGATGCCGCCGTTGCCCGCCGTCGCCGTGCCGCCGTTGCCCGCCGTCGCCGTGCCGTAGTCTCCCGCCGTCGCCGTGCCGTAGTCTCCCGCCGTCGCCGTGCCGTTGTAGCCCGCCGTCGCCGTGCCGCCGTTGCCCGCCGTCGCCGTGCCGCCGTTGCCCGCCGTCGCCGTGCCGTAGTCTCCCGCCGTCGCCGTGCCGTAGTCTCCCGCCGTCGCCGTGCCGTTGTAGCC